TATAAATTCAATAAAGTAAAACAATATACAGGAATAACCGAAAACCAGTTTCAAAAGAATGTGGTATCGGTATTTAATACATCCAGACCAGATTATGCTCATAGTAAATTGATGCAGCTGCATTTGGTGTGTGAAATTGTCTCTATTACAAATGACGAAAAAAGAGATGATTTACTAACAACTTTAACATATCTTGCCCAGAAGAAGGGAAAGATATTTGGGCCATTCGGGAAGCTTTACTAATGCAATCATTTAAAAAATATCTTACTGAATCAAAAGGTGGAAAAAATCTACACTTAGAACACCTTGAAGATGAAATTTTAAACTTTGGGGTCGATGGTGGTCGTGCTGCTGTTCGATTTCTTTTATCTTTAAGAGACATGTTGTCTGGAAACTCAGATTCTAAAGTAAACATGACAGTTAAATGGGACGGTGCTCCTGCTATATTCGCTGGAATTGACCCATCAGATGGTAAGTTTTTTATTGCAAAAAAGTCTGTATTTAATGAGACTCCATTGTTATATAAAAGTACGGCAGAGATTGCTGCAGATACAAAACTCAGTCCTGCCTTAAAATCAAAATTTACTGTTGCACTTCAAGAATTTTCCAAGTTGGGAATCAAGGGGGTAATTCAAGGCGACTTGATGTTTACTGATGATGTGTCAGAAAAAACACTTGACGGTGAGACATATCTAACATTTCAACAAAATACATTGATGTATGCAGTTCAGAAAGACTCTGACTTAGGAAGGGCGATCAACGCTGCAAAGATTGGAGTTGTTTGGCATACAACATATTCTGGAAAAGATTTACCATCAATGACAGCTTCTTTTGGTGTTAATATTTCTGGACTAAAGAAAACCTCGTCTGTGTGGATGGATGATGCAACATATAAAGATGTTTCTGGTTCTGCAAAATTTACTTCTTCTGAACTAAAAACATTTAATGGTCAAATGTCTCAAGTTGGTAGAAAATTTAAGAAAATTAAAGCAAACGACTTTAAAACATTCATGCAACTCCAAAACAAAACTTTCATCAAAGGACTTGCTGGTGCAAGTTTTAAAACATATCTTAACACATATATTCGTGAAGGACAGAATATTTCTACAAAGAATATGAAAAATCTAGACTATTCGATGTATGTTAAAAACTTTTTTGATGAAAAGGTTATTGCAAAATTAAAAACAGAAGGTGCAAGAAAAGATAAAGAGAGAATTAGAGATGAGGCAGTAAAGCAATTAATTAAATTAGATAGTGTTGCATATGCAATTGTTGATTTTATGGAAGAATTAATTAGTGCTAAGTCTCTTATTATAAATAAACTAAATAGTGTTAAACAATTAACGCAGATTTTTGTTCGTACAAAAAACGGTTATGAAGTGACAAATCCAGAAGGTTATGTTGCAATTGATACGAAAGGTAATGCCGTCAAAATTGTAGATCGAATGGAATTTAGTTATAATAACTTTACTGCAGCAAAGGCATGGGATAAGTAAAATGGATATAAAAAATATAATCGAAAATCTTAGGAATGAAGAATCTTTAAATGAAGGTATCAATGACCCAGGCATTTTTAAGGCGGTGTTTCTCGCTGGTGGGCCAGGTTCTGGTAAGTCTTTTATTGTAGGTAGAACTGCACTTACTTCTTTTGGTTTAAGAGTTGTAAACTCTGACCCTGCATTTGAAAGAGCATTGGATAAGGCCGGACTAGATAAAGGAAACCCAGATGATATTTTTTCTGACCTTGGACAACAAGTAAGAGGTAAAGCAAAGGCACTTACTGCGATGCAACAAGCGGGATACATGAAGGGTAGACTTGGACTTGTTATCGATGGTACTGGAAAAGACTATGACAAAATTAAAAAACAAAAAGACAAGTTAGAGGCGATGGGTTACGAAACCGCAATGATTTTTGTCAATACCGATTTAGACACCGCATTAAACCGAAATAGACTAAGAGCGAGAAGTCTTCCAGACAATGAAGTTGAATCTATGTGGAAAGGTGTTCAAGGAAATATTGGAAAATTTCAGTCTGCGTTTAAATCAAAAATGGTTGTAATCGATAACTCAGATGGTGCAGATTTTGAAAGAGATGTTATGAGGGCATATAGAACTATTGGTTCATGGACAAAGAAAAAACCATCCAACAGTGCCGCTAAAAAGTGGATTTCTGCAGAAAAGGCCGCAAGAGGAATTAAAGAAGAACTACTTAGAGAAGACGCAGAATTTGCACAAGATAGTTTGGAGATGATGTTAAGACAACTTATTATTCTTTCTAATAAGTCCACGGAACTTGCAGAGGCACTTATGGAAGAAGTAGATAGTCCACAAAATGATGAATATGAAATGGAAGCGTGGGTAGTTTCTAAAGTGACAAAGGCCAAGGATTACATTGACGCTGTTTATGATTATAGTATCATGGACGAAATGGATGATGACTAATGTTAGGATTTACTCAGTATCTTTCTGAAGGTATCAAACTTAAATTGATTCGTGGTAAAGGACAAGATGTTCTTAAAATGTGGGATACTAAGGAAAAGAGTTGGGTAGAACTAAGAGGAAAATCCGATTTTGAGCGAAGATACGATCCAAAAGATCCATTACACAAAGCAATTGCTGCTCTTGGCAAGTCAGCTAATATTTCTGATTTTGTTAACGGAGATGAAGTCAGTATTAACCCGAATCACCCAGATGGTAAAAAGGCATTAAAAATAATAAAAGGTTTGATGAAATGAAAACATTCAATCAATATATTCTTGAAAAAGAAATGCCAGAAATTTACTGCGATATGGATGAAGTCCTTTGTAATTTTACAGGCGGATATACAGATACATTTAATAAAGACTTTGCATCAACTGATAAAGAAGAAAGATGGGAAGATATTAAATCCAAAAAAGATTTTTGGCATACCCTTCCATGGATGCCTGGTGCAGAAAAAATGTGGAGAATGTTAAACAAATATAATGCAAATATTTTATCTGCATATTCAAAAAGAGATTCGAACTCACAAAAAGGAAAAAGATCTTGGATTTCAAAAAATTTGAGATTGAATGGAAAAATACATTTAGTCCAACGAGCAGATAAACAGAAATTTGCTACAACAAATGATAAACCAAATATTCTAATTGATGATTATCCTAAGAATATAAAAGAATGGGAAGCGAAAGGTGGTATTGGTATTCGTCATGTCAATCCAGCGAAGACTATGAGAGAATTGGAGAAGTTATTGAGATGAAAACTTATAAACAGTTTCAAAATATAGAAGAAATGGTGTTGTATCATAGACAGAATGAAATACCACTAATTGATAATGTCTTTCGTCTAGGTTCAAATAATTTTTATGAGACCTTTAGAGTTGCAAGAAGATTATTCGAAGAGGGTAAAGTCGAGTTTGACCTTTACGACATAGAAATGTTACAAACAGATATTGGTGAGTGGGCGATGTTTGAGGAACAAGAATATGTTCCTTTGGACTGTCCTTTGATGGAAGAAGAAGATGTAGAATTGAATTCTCCAAAGAGAGGTGGAAAGAAAAAGTATTATGTATATGTTAAAAATGATAAAGGAAATGTAATTAAGGTTTCTTTTGGAGATACAACAGGATTGACTGCAAAAATTAATGACCCAGAGGCAAGAAAGAGTTTTGTTGCAAGACATAATTGCGATCAGAAGAACGATAAGACAAAACCAGGCTATTGGGCATGTAGACTTCCAAAGTACGCAAAACAACTTGGATTAAGTGGCGGTGGTAACTTTTTTTGGTAATAGGTGATTTATGATGGTTCCATATATTGAAGAAGTAATTGATGAAAGAACAGTAAAGAGAATATTTTCTGGTGATGCTGATGTAAATGATTTAGTGTGGCACAGAGACAATGAAACTAGATTGGTTGAAATATTAAAATCTGATGATTGGCATTTTCAATATGATGACGAATTTCCTTTCCCTCTCTTGGAAGGAATGATGTTAAAAATAAACAAAGGAGTTTTTCATAGAGTCATAAAAGGATATGACTGTGGAAAATTAGAAATAAAAATTCATAGGTTTGACACATGACACAAGACGATATAGATTTTGGTTTTACAGCAGTAGATGAAGAAGATCTTAAAGGATTATCTGGTACATCTACACAGACTGATGAGATGACTTCTCAGTTGGAGACTACAGGCGAGAGCGTAAAACTTTTAGAATACAAAATGGACAATCTTGCAGACCGTCTTGGTAGTATGCTGGATGAAGTTTCTACAGTAAAAGATTATTATGAAAATGAAAAGGTTATTGTATCAAATAAATTACAAGAGGTGGAGAATTTGATTTTGCCACTTCTAAATAATTTAATGAAGAATAAAGAAAAAGAGTATATTTACTGGCCCAATAGAGAGGCTATTATCAATCAACAGATTGAAAGAATCACTAAAATTACAAGAGCAGGGTCATGAAAGATACAGTAGTTTTTACATTTGGTAGGTTTAATCCTCCGACCACAGGACACGAAAAACTTATAGAAAAACTTGCATCGGTTGCCAAAAAAGAAGGCGCCGATTTTATGGTATTCCCTAGTCATTCGCAAAATGACAAAAAGGATCCTTTAGATCATAAAACTAAAGTTAGTTTTATGAAAAAGATGTTTCCAAAATATTCTCGTAATATCATCTCCAATAGAAATGCAAAAACTGCATTTATGATTGCGCCTATGCTATATGATATGGGTTATAAGAGATGTATTATGGTTGTCGGTGGAGATAGAGTTACAGAATTTAAAACTACACTTAACAAATACAATGGTAAAAAAGGAAGTCATGGTTTCTATGATTTTAAAGGTGGTATCGAAGTAGTCTCTGCAGGAGAAAGAGATCCAGATGCTGAAGGTGTTACTGGAATGTCTGCATCTAAGATGAGAGCTGCAGCTGCTGCAAATGACTATGATAGTTTTAAAAATGGTTTACCATCTGCATTTGAAAAGTCTAACGGAAAAAAATTATTTAATACTCTTAGAAAGTCAATGAATATAAGTGAAGAATTGTCAGAGTTTCTTGAGGCAACCAATTCAGACTTTTCACGTTTTATTGACACAGAATTTGTAGAGATTGTAGAAGATATTGAAGACGAAATGTTAATAGAATCTGTTTATAAAGAGTTGGATTTTAAAATTGGTATTGATGATGATTATGCAACAGTATATAAAAGAATATACAATAATGAAGAAGTATCTCAAAAACAAATTGATGATTTAGAAAAGTTTGCAGATAGAATGCTTGCAAAGTATGATATTGATGTTACATTTACAAGACACTTTGTTGATAGAATGAATGATACTAGAAATGACCCAGAAATTAAAGTAGCAGAACTTCAAAAGTTTTTCAAAAAAATTCAAAAGAAAAAGGGTTCTCAGATTAAGGCAAACCCCGACATTGAAGCAGTTCTCAAAGACATGTCAACTAATTTAAATTTACCTGTAGTTATCAATTATAAGAATGGTGATTTTGAGGTTGTCCATAAAACAATCATGCGTAAAAAGAATTTTTCTACATCAAGTAAAGAATTGAAATATGAAAGTCTTGAAGAAGCGAATTATCAAGTAGATATTGAAGGATTGCCCACTTTTTATGTAGATGCAAGTAGTGCTGGGGAAGTTAAAAATAACCTACGCAAAATGTTAAAAAATCCAAAGATTATTAAAGATGTTGAGAAAGTTACTGATGGTGAAGTTAAAAAAGATTTCCGTGACAGGATTACTGGAAAAGATGAAGGTGTATCTCGAGCCCAACAGGCTGCAATTGCAATCGCTAAAAAGAAGTCTGGTAAATATGACAAAGACGGTAATAAAATAGAAGATTGTTGGCCTGGCTACAAACAAGTAGGAATGAAAAAGAAGAGTGGTAAAGATGTTCCTAATTGTGTTCCAGAAGATTTTAAGATGAATCCAGAAAGAGAAAAGGATTTAGAAAAGATTGCAAAAGATTTGCCAGATGATGATTTTAAGAAAAGATACGGCGATGAGTGGATGCAAGTTAAGATGGCAACTGCAATGAACATTCTGAAAAAGAAACTTGGTTATTCTACAGAAGATTTAGAAGAGATTGCATGGTTACACAGACCAAGAGGGTCTTCCAAAACAGTAAAAGTTAAAAAGAAAAAAGATGTTATTGAACCAACTTTAAAAGATAAGATTGCGGCTCGCCGCAAGCTTGCGAGAAAGATTGGAGACAAACTAGCATATAAAATGAGTTGGCAAGATGTGATGAAGGCAGTTAACGAAGATGCAGAGATAAAAAGTTTTTCACAATTTATTTACGAAAGAAAGACAACTCAAGACCCAGATATCAAAGACAAAGATGGATCTCAACCAAAAAAGTATTATGCAAAAGATGCTGATGGTGATGAGATGTCAAAATCAACAAAAGACAAAAGAGCTGCTCACTTTAAAAAACAGGCGTCTAAACCAGATGGAAAAGACTCTTCTTATAAACCAGCGCCTGGAGATGCGGATGCAGAAACGAAACCTTCGCAATATACTAAGAAATATAAACAAATGTTCGGCGAAGATAGTGCAGAGACACTAGACGAAGCTAAGATTGCTGGACTAGTTAAGAAGGCAGATAAGTCTGGTATTTCATATGAAATTCTAAAAAAGGTATATGATAGAGGTATGGCAGCCTGGAAAGGTGGCCACAGGCCTGGAACTACTCCACAACAATGGGCATTTGCGAGAGTAAATTCTTTTATCACAGGTGGCAAAACAAGAACCACTGGTGATGCGGATTTGTGGGCCAAGGTTAAAAAATAGATAAATAATAAGAAAACGGAGATTTTTCATGTTTAAAAAGAATATGACAATTGAAGACATTGCCGCATTTATTGGTGCTGCGTCTGCAGCGCAAGCCGCTGGTAAGAAAAAATTTAAACTTGGTGATAAAGAGTATCCTGTTACTATCAGTAAGGATGTCGCAAAAAAGGTAAGGGAAGAAGATGTCGCTGACTTTATTGGGGCCGCTAGTGCTGCGAAATCGGCGGGCAAGAAAAAATTTAAATTCGGTGATAAAGAGTATCCTGTCACAATTTCCGACAAAGTTGCGAAAGCGGTAAAAGAAGGAAAGATGCCTTGCGTTAAGTGCGAAGGTAAAGGATGCGATATGTGTAATGATAAAGGACATTTAGAAAACGCAGCAAAAGATTCTATCGAAATCAAAAAAGAAGAACTGGAAAAGGTCGAATGTCCAGAATGCGAAGGTAAAGGATGTGATCATTGCGATGATAAAGGATATCACGAAGTAGAAAAAGAAGAGTATAAGTTAGATGGTAGAACAAAGGCCTTTAAAGAAAAACTCCAGAAATTAATGTATAAAGACCAAGGTAAAAAAGACCTTTCTAACGAAAAACAATTTGATGGTAGACAATCTGCATTTAAAGAGAAATTGAAGAAACTTGGATATAAAAAAGAAGATATTACCACTGAAGAAATTTTTAATAAAATTTTAGAAGAACGTTGGGAAGTTAAAGCCGGCAAAGCTGCAATTGGAAGTTTATCCTATGATGATAAAGAAATTGTAAATATTGACAGGGAAACTGCTGCTAAACTGCAAGCATACTTCAAAAAATATAAGAACGGAAAGGCATGGAGAGAACTTTTCCAAGGTAAAGGTAAAGGAAAAGACTCTGTAGAAGACCAAAAGTCGTTTGATGCGTATGCAAAAAGACTTATTGGAGAAGAGTTGGAAGAAGCCAAATCGTCAACTGGATATGAACTATATCATAAAGATTTTTCTAGTGCAATGAAACATGCATATGATTTTGCTAAGAAAAAGTTTGGAATCGAAATTGACCCAGAAGAAATTGATGATAAAGTTGCTATGGGCCCTAGAAAACCATCCAATGGAAAAACAAATTCATATCGTTTAATGGGTACTGATAAGAGAGGTAAATCTAGAGGTGTCCAAATTCAAGTTGCAAACTTGGACAATAAAAGATATGAACTCAATATGTATAAAGAAGAAGTTGGAACAATGTCTCACGAAGAGTGGGATTTATATCAAGAAGAAGTTTTAAGTGAGATGTTGGTTGCTCGTAAAGATTTTGAAAAACTGAAGAAGGGTGATAAAGTAACTGTACATTTTGATTCATCGATGAAAAAAGGACATAAGGAAACTTTAGTTGTAAAGGGTAAGTCGAAGAGTGCAAAGTATGACGTAGAAAAAGTTTCTCTTGGTTCTGCTACCGATCCTCGCAACAGAACTAAATTTTTCTTATACAGTAGAAAAGGTGGAGATGCTTCACTAGCATGGGGAGATATGGGTGTGTCACTAACAAAATTTGTTAAAGAAGAATTACAAGAGGCTGCTCCTAAGATTAGAGGCGGCAATCCAAAACTTAAAAATGGAATTATACGTTCTATTCGTGGAAAGGACGGAAAAGTATATGATGTTGAATTGCAATTAGATAGAAGAGGTATTAGATTTAGAACTCTAGATGATATGGGTACGATTAATACTATTGACCTTCGTCAAGCGTCCAAGATATTTGAAGACTTAGAAAATCTTAATGAGAAAAAATATTCCAAAAAACAATACAAGATGGCGTTTGGTGTTCTAAACGACCCTCGTTGGAAGGGTGGGAATATGACACAGATTGTCAGAACAATCGAAAAGATTGCAAAAGGACTTTCTGATGACCCTGCAGTTTATAAAGCAATTCAATTAACAAATGAAGATTTGCAAGAAGGTACTTGGGCATTTGCTGATAAGTCATCCGAAGTGACTGCATTGAAGAAATTGATGTCTAAACCAATTACTCTTGGAAAAGAGGGAGATGACGCAACAGATGCACTTTATAGTCTGCTGGGTGACGATGAATTGTTTGACGACCTTTATGCTGCTGGTAAGAGAAATCCAAAGGGTGATGCTCGTCCAGTAATTAAAAAGTGGTTTAAACAGAGAATTAAAGACAACTCTTACGGAATGGGTAAAGATGCTGCAGACCTTGCAAAGAAACTTGGACTGAAAGAAGAGGCAGAACTTTTCGTAGAGTTAAAGGAACCATTTATTGTATATGATACCGCTGATGATAACAAAGTTGTTGCAACGGCGTCAGATGAGAAGGGTGCAAAGTCATCTATTGCAAGTGCAGAACGCCCTCCAATGAGAATCAAAGACAAAAAGACCTTGAAAATTGCGAAATCTCGTAAAAAACAAATGATCGGCCGCCCTCTGATGGCACAACATTGTATGGAAGACTCCCAACTTACAGAGTCTATTATTGACGATATGAGAGATATCGTTGATAATAAACAGGCAAAGAAAATCAAAGGAACTATGGTTGATTTGTTTACTGCATCTGCAGTTGTTCAAATATATGACAAGGTTAATGATTCTAATAAGTCTAAAATGGAAAAACTTCCATTACCTAAGTTAGTTGATCTTGCATATAAAATTATGAAGAGGGAAGAAATTAACGAAATTAATACAATCATTGAAAATGCAGATAAAAAAGATGCAAAGGAAATGGAAGAAATCGTTAGAGAAATTAACCCTAAATATAATACGAAACAAATTAAAAAAGAAGTAGAACAAATGGCAATGGAAAAGTATGGTAATAAATCCAGAGCCAGAAAAATTGCAAGTTATGTAAAATAGAGGAGAAATTAAATGTCATTACCTAAATGGGCATCCCCAGCGAAGTGGATGAAAAACGCAGTAGCAACCAATCGTGGATGGGAAAACGAAAAAACTGGTGAAGTATACAAAAAAATTAATGGATTAAAAGATAAGATTGATGATCTTGCTCCACCAAAGAAAAAATCTGCTGCGAAGAAAAAGGTAGAGGTTGTTGAAACACCAGAATCTGGTTCTGAAGAATCCGATTCAGAGGAATCTGATAGGCCTGCCGAATTGACAGATTTAACTAAACTTGAATTAGAATCTCTTGGTAGAGAACATGGGATTGAATTGGACAGAAGAAAAAAGAAAGAAGATTTGATCGCTGAATTAACAGAGGTTTTACCATAATAATAAAAGAAATATAACATGGAAAAATTTGAAAATTTGACGGAGACAAATGTAGCCAACTATCAAATGAAACATTATGATAATCCTCAATGCCATAGTATGGAAGAGTTTCTTGATGACATGAAAAGAATAAAATATGTCAAGAGACTTTTTCATAAGTATCATACTAAAGGTATTTTGAAGGAACGGTTGATAATAAATCACTTAGTAGTATTACTAAATGTATTAAATACATTGCCTTGTAATAGAGTTTTGTTTTTGAAAATTGATGAAGACCAACATTATATTCTTGCAACTTTTTTGGAGTTTCTAAACAGATTGCCAAATAAAATTGAAGGAATTAATGGTAAAATTATTGATAGTAGTATGATTGAAAGAGACAGTCACATAACACAAATTCTAGGAGAGATATAATGGCATCAGTATTTAATGCCTACCTTGCATATCAATTTATTAAACTTCTAACAACGCCTTGGAATGAAACTGAGGCGTTTAAGAATGGTGTTATTGATGATAAGGGAAACAAATTGAAAAAATCCAATCAACTGAAAACAGATGCAGAAAAAAAATCATTTACTGTTTTCCATAAGATTATTTTTAATCTCAAAAGAATTTTAGAAAAGTTTCCAGGCGGTAGATCTAGAATTGCGACTTATGCCGCCGCAATGGCACTTCTTAAAGAAAACAAAGAGAATTTAAAACAAGAAGATTTGCAGTTGTTAGAAGTTGCATTGTTAGACTATATTAATATTTTAGAAGAAGAATACCATAACAAAGAGGTTGAACCTTTAAATGAAATGTGGTATAATGATGTGATAAATTCTGTTAAATCAAAAACTGGTAAAAAGAAAGTATATGACCATGCACTTGATACTTTGTTAAAAGTTTTGCAGAGAAAAAAGAAAGAAAGTGGGCGAAGAGGTTTAAGACACAGTATTAATTATTATTCTGATCAGATTGCAAAAACATATTCTGGAGTAGATGGAAGAACTCTTGCAAAGATTATGAAACAAACATATCCAGAAATAGCAGAAGAATTTGTTGTCGAAGATATTGCAAATGTAGTAGGAGATTCTTCTAATGTTGGTGGGTTTATTCAAGATCCACATCAATTTGCAGGAATGAAAATATTCAAAGTAAAACCAGATTCTTTTAACAAATTTATGAGAGGTAAAAAGAAGTATGGTAGATGGGAGAACTTCATCGAAAAAGATGATGCTGCTGATATCAGAAGATATATAAAATCAAATCCTCATAAAAGAGTAGTTTTACAAGATCAACAACACGGAACAATGATAATTTTACACAGAGATTTATGATGGGTATTTTTAGTGGAGCAAAAATTGCTGTTTTATTATTACTACTATCGGTTGCTGGTGGTGGTTACTTATATGTAAAAAATTTACAAGAAGATGTTGACAGACTAACTAAAAATAATGTATTGTTAGAGACAGCTGTAAATTCCAAAGATCAAGAAATTAATAGATTGAATGAAGAAATTGTACAAGTTAGAGAAGTAAATAGTAGAGTAACGGAAGAAAGTAGAAAGTTAAACGGCGAAGTTGATGTCCTAAGAAACAAATTATCAGAACATGACCTTGGTTATCTTGCTGAAAATAAGCCTGGACTTGTCCAACGAATTATCAATAAGGATATTGAAAATAGTTTAAAGGCAGGGATAGAAGAATTGACTTCAGAAAGTATAGTGGAAAGTAAATAATGAATAAATACATACTAATGTCTTCAATTTTCTTATTGGCGGGATGTTCTGTATTTACGCCAAAAGAGGTTATTGTTACAGAACAGGTTTTTACAGAAAAGGTTCCTTTGGACCTTCCCATGCCAAAACCTGTAAATTGGGTAGATTTTGAATTTTTGGTTGTTACCCCAGAAAATTATGAAGATGTGTTGAAAAAACTCAGAGAAGGTGGTAAAAGTGTTGCCCTGTTCGCAGTCGATGAAGAATCTTATAAGAATTTATCATTGGTTGTTAACGATATGAAAAGGTATATCGGAGAACAGAGAGTAATAATCATAGAATATAAAAATTATTATGAAAAAAATAAATAAATAAAAGTAATATTTTTTAGGATTTAAAAATGCCACAAGAAACTGTAACTGAAAACAGACTAGATAGAATTGAAGAAAAAATTGATAAGTTGTCCGAAGCGATGATTTCTATTGCTAGAGCAGAAGAAAAACTTGCTGGCATGGAACAAAAATATGCTTCACAATATGAAAGACTAAATCGTTTTTCAGAAAAACTAGACACCTTAACCCTCAAAGTAGAAGAAAATTCTAGAACAACTGCAGTATTCCAAAAGGCATTTTGGGTTATTTTTGCCGCCGCAGTCTCCTCTATCGCCGCAAATTTATACATGATGGGTTAAAAATTACTTGACTTATCCCCTATATTAGTGTAGTATACAGAAACTACACTATTTTTTTATTTTGGAATGATTGATGCTTTATATTGACCGAACCTTTATCCAAAGGCTTTCCCCCCAACTAGAAGGTTTTACCAAAAAAAGAGACACCCTGTATAACTTTAGGTGTCCTATTTGTGGTGACTCTAAAAAGAAAACTTATAAGATGAGGGGGTTTCTCTACGAAAAGAAAAATAACTTCAGATACATGTGCCACAATTGCGGTGCAAGTATGGGCCTTGCACAATTTATGAAAGAGGTAAACCCATCCTTATATGAAGAGTATGCAATTGAAAAATGGAAAGATGGACAGAGTGGTAAAACTAAAGGTAACTTTGAAAAAGATGTAGACTACAAGTTTGACTTTACTCCTACCTTTAAATCCAAGTGTTCTTTTGATTGTGGAGAGAAAGTTTCTGACCTGCACCAATCACATCCAGCGAAAAAATATTGCGATCAAAGAAATTTACCAAATCAAGAATTGTTATATTATACAGATGATTTTAAATCTGTTGTTGACAAAGTTAGTAAAGAAGGATATAATCTTCAGAAATTTGATAAAAGAATTGTTATACCCTTCTTTAATGAAAAATGTGAGTTGATTGCCTTACAGGTAGAAGTCTCAATCCAAATTCTTCGATGAGATATATCACAATAAAAATCAAAGAAGTGCCAAAAATTTATGGGTTGGAACGTGTTGACCCAGAAAAAACAGTCTATATAGTAGAGGGGCCATTAGACTCTTTATTTGTGGACAACTCTCTTGCCATGGCAGGAAGTGATATAGACAAATCATACTTCAGTGACTTTTCTGATGTAGTCTTTATACTTGACAACGAACCAAGAAACAAACAGATTGTGGATAAACTGTCAAAGATTATCAATGATGGTTTCAAGGTTGTAATATGGCCAGAAAATATTAAAGAAAAAGATATTAATGACATTATTCTGTCTGGAATGGACACTTTAGAATTAATGGACATTATAAGTAAAAATACCGTTGATGATCTTGAAGCAAAATTAAGATATTCTCAGTGGAAAAAATGTTAGGATAAAGAGGTAACAATGAAAATAAAAATCGATTATGAACGAGATGCCAACTTTTCCGAACAATCCCTAAAATTATTAAAAGACTACTACTGCACAGAAGAAGAAAAATCCCCACAAGATGCGTTTGCTAGAGCTGCAATTGCGTATAGTTATGGCGACAAAAAACTTGCTAAGTCGATTTATGATGCAGTGTCTAAGGGATGGTTCATGTATTCTTCTCCAGTTTTATCAAACGCTCCAAAGTATGGAGAGAAGGCCAAGGCGTTGCCCATTTCGTGTTTCTTGGCATATGTGCCAGATACCCTAGAGGGACTTATCGACCACTCATCTGAATTGAGATGGTTGTCAGTTAAAGGTGGTGGTGTCGGAGGACACTGGTCACATGTTAGGTCGGTATCTAATAAGGCGCCAGGCCCTATTCCTTTTCTTAGGACTGTTGATGCAGATATGACTGCATATCGTCAGGGTCGCACTCGTAAGGGTTCTTACGCTGCTTATATTGATATCGATCACCCAGACATTATAGAGTTTCTTAATATTCGTGTACCAACAGGGGATGTGAATAGAAAATGTTTTAATATTCATCATGCGGTTAACATTACAGATAATTTTATGAGAGCAGTGAGGAATGATGAAAATTGGGATCTTATTGACCCCGCTGATAAATCAGTAAGAGATACAACACAGGCTCGTAAACTTTGGGAACAATTGTTAGAAGTTAGATACAGAACAGGAGAGCCTTATTTAAACTTTATCGATACGGCAAATCGTGCATTGCCATCTCCTATGCAAGATAAAGGTTTAAAAATCCATGGTTCAAATCTTTGCAACGAAATTCATCTGCCAACATCAGATGACAGAACTGCTGTGTGTTGTCTCTCTTCACTAAATTTAGAATTATATGATGAGTGGAAAGACACATCTTTAGTAAAAGACTTGATTAAATTTTTGGACAATGTTCTTCAATATTTTATTGACCATGCACCAGATGAAATTAGTAGAGCAAAATATTCTGCAGAACAAGAAAGATCTCTTGGACTTGGTGCAATGGGGTTCCATTCATATTTACATAGACATAGAGTTCCATTTGAATCAGACGATGCAAAAATTATAAATGAAGAGATGTTCAAAAGAATTAAAGAACAGGCGGTAGAATCTACTAAAGAAATTGCTATCGAAAAGGGTGAGTGTCCAGACATGAAAGGATATGGTGTGAGAAATTCTCATCTCCTTGCAATTGCCCCAAACGCAAACAGTTCTATTATTGCAGGAACATCACCTTCGATTGAACCATCTAAGGCAAATGCATACACGCACAGGACTAGAGCGGGATCTCATTTGATTAAAAACTCTTACTTGGAAGAAGAACTTGAAAAGGTTGGTATGAATACAGAAGAGATTTGGTCTTCTATTATTACAAATGGTGGTTCTATTCAACATTTGAATTTAGATGAACATATTAAAAATGTATTTAAAACTGCAATTGAGATAGATCAATTAAAAGTAATTGAACTAGCCGGTGATAGACAAAAATATCTTTGTCAGGGACAGTCATTGAATGTATTCTTCCCTGCAGGGGCAACCAAGGCATATCTCCATAAAATTCATTATGAGGCATGGAGACAGGGATGTAAGGGACTTTATTATTTGAGAACCGAAACATCAAATCGTGCAGAAAATGTTGCACAAAAGATCGAAAGAGAAGCTTTGCAAGACTTTGCTTCACAACAAACAACAGAGGACTCGCAAGATGAATGTCTTGCATGTCAAGGATAAAGAGGAAAAAAATGGAAGTTCAGTTATATTCAAAATCAGGTTGTCCCTTTTGTGTAAAGGCAAAAAGTTGGTTTGATGACCACGGTATCAGTTTTTCAGAAATCGTATTAGATGATGAAGAACAACGTTTACAATTTTATCAAAGATTAAATGGTGTAAAGGAAACAATTGCAAATACTGCAAAACCTGTAAATTCTATGCCCCAAATTTTTGTGGATGGAAAACGTCTTGGTGGTTATGATGATTTGATGAATAACGCAGAAAAGATAATGAAAAAATTATCTGGTGGATTGATGAAACCATCTATTGCATACAAACCATTTTTTTATCCTTGGGCAGTAGAAATTACTACTAGACACGAAAAGGCTCACTGGATTGAAGATGAAGTTGACCTTTCTGAAGATGTGACTGATTGGAAAACTGGTAGAGTTACAGAAGTTGAAAAAGATTATATTACAAACATCTTAAGACTTTTTACACAATCTGATGTTGAGGTTGGTAAAAATTATTTTGAACAGTTTATTCCAAAATTTAAAAATAACGAAGTTCGCAACATGTTGGGTTCATTTGCAACGAGAGAAGGAATCCACCAACGTGCATATGCTCTACTCAATGATACTCTTGGACTTCCAGATAGTGAATATCATGCATTCTTAGAATATGATGAAATGACGGATAAGGTTGATTTTATGACGGCTTCTGACCCATCTACGGTGAGAGGTTTGGGTTTGGCGCTTGCAAAGGCAGTATTCAATGAAGGTGTTGCACTATTTGCTTCATTTGTAATGTTGTTGAATTTTCAACGTTATGGTAAGATGAAGGGTATGGGTAAAGTTGTCGAATGGAGTATTCGTGATGAATCTATGCATGTTGAGGGTGTTTCAAAACTTTTCAGAACATACTGCAACGAACACTCTAGAATTGTTGATGATTCCTTTAAAAAAGAAATTTATGAAATGGCACGAATGTCAGTAGAACTTGAAGATAAATTTATTGACCTTGCCTATAATCTTGGTGATATAGATGGACTCAGTTCCGATGATGTAAAAACTTATATTAGATATATAACAGACAGAAGACTTCTTCAGTTGGGCCTTAAAACCAATTTTAAAGTAAAAGAAAATCCTCTACCTTGGTTAGAGTGGATTCTTAATGGTGCAGATCATACTAATTTCTTTGAGAATCGTGTGACTGAATATGAAGTAGCAGGGTTGAAAGGAACTTGGGAAGAAGCCTACGCAGCATAAAGGAATAATAAATGCAAAAAATAGGCTGTAATTTGTGTGCTGGAGAATATACAATAGAAACCCATAATTCCGAACAAATTCGTTTTTGTCCAGTCTGTGGTGAACCTCTAGAAGACTATATAAATATAGAAGAGGATGACTATATGGATGAAGATGAATGGGAAGAATTCGAAGAATAGCAGGAATTGATTATAGTTTGACCTCTCCTTCTGTATGTGTATATGAGGGAGAGGTTGAAAAAATAAAGTTTGATAATTGTAAGATATATTTCTTATCAAACACAAAAAAATTTTCAGATTACAATTATAAAAATTTAGATGGACAAGAAAATCTGTCCAACTTTTCCACGCCTGAAGAAAGGTATGATTTTATATCTGATTGGGCAATGGATATTCTAATTTCTCATGAAGTTGAGGAAGTCTTTCTTGAGGATTATAGTTATGGTTCTACTGGAAAGGTTTTCCATATTGCAGAAAACTGTGGACTTCTAAAATACAAAATGTGGCAATCAGACATTAAGTTTACTTTGGTTGCACCAACTCAAATAAAAAAATTTGCAACTGGTAAAGGAAATGCAAAAAAAGAATTGATGTATGAATCATTTTTCAATGAAACATCAAGAAACCTTATAGAAGAATTTTCACAAAAATCAGAAAAAATAGGAAATCCTATATCAGATGTAGTGGATTCTTATTTCATATGCAAGTATTCTACTTCAATATAATTCACTTATTTCAAAAAACTTATTGACATTTGTTTGACGCTACTATATATTAGTAGTTATTAAAACAAATGAGGGACACATGAATATTTTTGTTCTCAATAGAGACCCTATAGTTTCTGCAATCGAGCAGTGCGATAAACATGTTGTAAAGATGCCTACAGAATCTGCACAGATGTTGTCAACTGCACATCGTATACTGGATGGTTATGTAGAAAAACGCCCATCTAAGTCTGGTAAAAGAATGATTGACTATTGGGTGCATCCAGATAGTAATTTGGAGAATGTGTTGTATAAAGCGGTACATCACAAACATCCTTCTACTATGTGGACTATGCAATCTAATAACAACTACAATTGGCACTATGTACACTTTTGTGCATTGTGTGATGAGTATGAGTTTAGATATGGAAGGAAACATGGTGCAGATTTGCGGTTAAGAGAAATTCTTGCATCACCCCCAAAAAATATTCCTGTTGGTTACAAAACACAACAACCTCTTGCTATGAAGTCTAATCCAGAATGTATGATGTCAGATGTAGTAGAATCATATCGTGCATTCTACCAGACTAAACAGGAAAGATTCAAGATGGTGTGGAGTAAAAGACCAATACCCGAATGGTTTGTTTTAAAAACTGCTTGACATTGAACGAGTGTACTGGTATTATTAAGAGTAATTAAAACAAAACAGGTTATAGAACTATGATTTTAATAGATTTAAGTCAGGTTATTATTTCCAATCTAATGACACAAGTTGGAAAAAATACTGATGATATAGACGATGGGCTTATACGCCATATGATTCTGAATTCTATCCTAAACATAAAGAAAAAGTTTTCGGGAGATTATGGTAATATAGTTATTTGTTGTGACAACAAAAACTATTGGAGAAAGGATATTTTTCCATTTTATAAGTTTTCTAGAAAGAAAGAACGAGAGGATTCTGGTGTTGATTGGGGGTTAATCTTCAACACAATGCATGAAGTCAAACGTGAATTGCGTGAACATTTTCCTTATAAGTGTATTGAAGAGGAACGTGCAGAGGCGGATGACATCATTGCGGTGATTGTAGAAAAATATGCTCCATGCGAAAAGATTCTAATCGTATCTAGTGATAAGGATTTTAAACAGTTGCAGAAATATCCAAATGTTTCTCAGTATAGTCCTATTCTCAAGAAGTTTCTTAAGGAGAACGATCCAACAAAATATCTTCGTGAACATATTATTCGTGGAGACAAGTCGGATGGTATTCCAAACTTTCTTTCAGAAGATGAGGTTTTCGTAGAAAACCGCCGCCAACGACCTATCACTAAAAAGAATCTTAGTGGTTGGTTAGATATGAGTAGAGAACCAGAGGATTTTTGCGATGCAAACATGATTAAGTATTGGAAAAGAAACGAGGCGCTTGTAGATTTGTCTAAAGTTCCAGAAGAACTCAAGGCTAAAATTCTTAACAAGTTCACTAAAACCCCAAAAGGTAATATGAATAAAGTATTCAACTATTTTGTTGAAAACAGAATGATGTTACTTATGGAAGAAATTGAAAACTTTAAAGAAAAAGAGTATCAAACTTATAACGACATGGTGGAGCTATGAAAAAGTATTCAAAAGATTATAAGTCCATTTCAAAGGTGAACCCAATCGTTCATCACGACCATATCTATGGTTTTGAAGTAAAAGTGACCGAATTTAATAGTAAATGGTCACGAAATGGAAAACCAGTAGTCACTAAAAAGTTTTTTATTGACGAAAATAAAGCAGCTGAGTTCGCAGAAAGTATGCGTACTTGATTGTTTGGCCGCATGATGGAATTGGTAGACATAACGGACTTAAAATCCGTAGGCTGTAACGGCCGTGCCGGTTCGAGTCCGGCTGCGGCTACCAAACAATGGGTGGGCGGCGAAGATGGTGAGTCGCATCAGACTGTAAATCTGACACGAAAGTTGAGTTGGTTCGAATCCATCCCCACCCACCAAATTTATAGGTAGATGATGAAAATTGACATACCCCATCCAGATGAAATAAATCAAATAGGTACACAGATTACTATCCACAAGTGGGATACTTGGAATATGGATCATACTCTGGCACTAATCATTTTACCTATGTTGAAACAACTTAAAAAAGAAAAACACGGCTCACCTTATGTCGATCATGATGATGTACCAGAAGAGTTGCGACCTAAAGAGACAGATGAACATGGCACTGATGATACACATTTCGCACGATGGGATTATGTAATAAACGAGATGATATTTGCTTTTGAAAATAAAGTAGATGATTCTTGGGAAGATCGATACTTTACTGATTATGAAGAAGTAACATTTGAGTTTGAGTTCAAAGGAGTCGGGCCCGCTCAACTTCGTCTGTTCCCAGACGAAAACGGTGACATGGAAGATTATGAACTTTATGAATGGGTTCGTGGTGAAAACCCCAGTAAGTTTGACAAAGCAGGACTTATGGCGTATCAAAACCGCATTTCAAACGGTTTTAGATTATTTGGTAAATACTATGAGTCACTTTGGGATTGAGGTTTAGTTATGAAAAATAGATATAAGGAATATTAAGTTGTTTAGTAAGAAGTGTAAATTGCACTTAGAGAAAGTTGGAGAAACACCACTGCAACATTTTAAACATGCAATGTGGGTTTTCTTACAACTACAGAAGGCATCAATTGCAGTAGTCATACACGCAATCGCACCAAGATTTTTTGTATCCTATGCAAGTGATAAATGTAAACAAATATTGGGAAGTAGAAAAAAATGAGTGAAGAAAAATTTAAGGTACACAGAGCCCATAAAATGTTAGACTGGCTTGAAAACGAAGTTACAGATTGGGCCCACGGTTTGGTTACTGAACACTTTGATGTTGAGTGTCCAAGTGAATTGAACAAAGAACAAATTGAAGAAGTAATTGAAGAGTATGAAGAACTTTCTGATTATGCTGGTGGTGATTGGTTGGCCATTGGTATGAGGAATGTTGTTAGTATTTGGGAAAATGAAAATGATGAGTATCTTCTCTAATGAAAATCTTAAACTTTGAAATAAACAAGGGACTACACTGGACAACAGTTCTCACAGAGAAGATTATGTTGGCAGTGATTGGAATCTTAACTGTACTTGCTGCATCATTTGATGTAATTGAGATGATTCAAATCATGAAGATTGAACTTGCAGATTTATTTCTTTTGTTTATCTATACAGAAATTATTGGTATGGTGGGTGCGTTTTATGTAAGTAATAGAATTCCAGTCACCCTACCTATTATTATCGCAATGACTGCATTGTGCAGACTGATTGTATTACATAGTAAGGAGGCAGACCCTTGGATATTAGTTGCAGAAGCTTCTGCAATTTTAGTTCTGGCAGTCGCTGCCTATGCAATGTCTCTAAAGGATAAGTTGAGTTTAGAGAAAAAATCTTTAAGAAATGAGTAAAAAGTGCTTGACATATATAGTATAATGTCGTATCATATATACGAATGATAACTTTTAGAGGAAAAAGATATGAACAAGTTTAAAATCTTCTCTGCAGTTGTTGCACTAGTTGCACTCTTTATTGCTCCGTCAGTAAATGCTCAGAGTGTTATTGGTACAGTTGTACAAGTCGACCCGATTTACGGTACACATGTAAACAGAGTACCGCAACAAGTTTGTAGTGAATATCAAGTTCCTGTCTATAATGGTGGAACCATTTATAATGGTGGTGGTATTGTAAATAATAACGCTGGTAATGTTCTTGGTGGTGCTATTATTGGTGGTATTATCGGACATCAAATCGGTAGAGGTGATGCCAGAAAACATAACCGCAATGTAGGTGCTGTTATTGGTGGACTTATAGGAAGTCAACAAATGCCAAACACTTATGGTAATGTGTATCAGCCTGGTGGAGTTGTTTCAACTCAGATTCAAAACCGTTGTTTTACTACCTACACACATCAGCAAGAAACCTTTATTACTCACTACTTTGTAACAGTAGATGTGAATGGTACTCTGATTCGCCAGAAAACTGGAACACGATATAATGTAGGTGATGCAATCGAAGTATATACTAATTATCGTCTTCGATAAAAAGAAAGTTTTGTAATGACACATGAGAGTAGTATTCTCAGAGGGAAAAGATATCTAGTAATTGACTCTTTTTTAGATGAGAGAGTTGCAAACGATATGGAAAATCTTTGCCTAGATTATGAATTCCCTTGGTACTTTGGTTATGCAGAACAAAAACGTAAAAACAATTTTTCCACAGTCGATAAAGGCGATCCGTTTGGACTTCACAACCACCCACTGGTAAATGATGGAGTCCAAGCGGTTCATCATATCGTCAAAGAAAGAGAAGTTGTTTCTCAAAATTTTTACAAAGAGTACTTGTCTAAGATTCTTTTCAAAATAGATTCACATTTTGGTGTCGAAAGAGTTCCTGTTCAAAGAGCAAAATGCAACTTACAACCTCAATTGACAAATAATAAACCTATCTATTTTAATGTGCCACATATAGACACTATGGATAAACATATTTCGTTTATCTATTATATTAATGATAATGATGGACACACCATATTTTTTACTGATGAAAGTAAAGATAAAAACTCTCCTCTAGAGATAGAACACAGAGTTGAGAGTAAAAAGAACAGAATCGTTTTCTTCGATGGTTCTATCCTTCATACAGGACAAAATCCAATAAATTCGCATTTGAGAGCGGTAATTAACGTCAATATTGACTGGATTTGATAAAAAAAATTAAAAAAAAATTAAAAAAAATTGTAAGTCATTGATTTTGAAGGAAATGTTTTTTTCGAAAAAGCTTGACATTTGGGTTCAAAACCCTTATATTATATATGTAAGGTTGATTGATAGAGGATAAATTATGAACGAACAAATGGAAACCCTTCTAGAAAACATCAAGAAAGACTACTTTGAGTGGACTAGTCGTTGTGCTCGTAGGAAACTTGATACCGATGGTGAACTTACTGAGATCAACAAACGAATGATTGCTGATTTCAATGATGAACTTCACTATAAAGTTGGTAACAAATACATCAAAGTTATCACTGGTAATTGTGTTTGGGGATTTATTGTCAATACTGAAAATGACAAAAAATTCCGCAAGGGTGATATCTTGAAAGCTGCTGGTTGGGCTGCTCCCGCTCGGAACGCTGCCCGTGGTAACATCGTTGATGGTGGTTACACCATTCAGTGGACTGGCCCCCTTTACCTTTAATCCGATAGGAGATATATTATGAACGTTTCTCAAATTTCTCAGATGATGACCGAAGCTCAGACCGCCGCTTATGAGGCTGCTTCGGAATTTGAAAACAAATACTTCCCAAACAATGGTTGGGGTATGTGTGGTTTCGCTTGGGTAAATATTTACGAATACCAAGGACAGAAACTCAAAGGTAACACCAAGATTGGTCGTGCGTTGAAAGCCGCTGGTATCGAACAAAATTGGCAACGTGTTTTTTCAGTGTGGAATCCTTCAAAGTTTCCTACGCAAAATGTTGATACTCTAGAAGCGGGTGCTCGTGCTGCCGCAGAGGTTCTTCAGAAGTATGGTTTCGTTGCCTACGCTGGAAGTCGGTTGGATTAAGGAGAGTTTTTATGTGGAATCCAAAAAACGCATCATGGGGTTGTACAGAAGTTACCAAGGAACTTGCTGTGAAACTTACTGAACTAATTCCCCTGCAAGGTTCTGTTGAAAATCCTCGCAAAAATCGACACCTTGAAAAGTTTCGCAAGGCACAAAATGTTGTCTACGATGTTTTCAATAATGGTTTGTGCAATCGGGGTTCAGAAATTAACAGAGTTCTTGGAGTAAAAGCCCGTGACTTGAACCTTCCAAGGTTCGCTTATGGAAACTATTTCCAAGGTAATTGGGATCAAGTCGAAGAACTTGTGGAAGAAAAATTCACACCAATCGTAATGAACGCAGCAAAGGAACAAGGATTAGTATGATTTATTCGCTGTTAGAATCGTCAATGCGTTGTGCAATTGAACGAGAAGAAAATATTAATGAAGATGGTTCTATTAACTGGAACTTTGTCGATGCAGACGCATATTGGACATGTTCAGAATTCTTTAAGGATTCCGAAGCATTCTACGAAGCGTTTGATGAAATCGCAAATGTTATTAATTCAGAACGCACTTCGATAGAAACTGCAGAACAATTGGAGTTTGTACTCCACTAGGAGAAAATATGTTAGCATATTGTGATTACATTGCAAATCGTATCAAAACATCTCTCACAGGAGATGGAGATTTTGAGGGGTTGATTGAGGAAGTCGGCCCTATTAAGTTTGACCTTGCTCCTGCTGGGTGGATGCAGTCAACGAAGAAGACTTTGTTGATGTGGGATAAGAATGGTAAACGCTATCGTGTAACGGTAGAAGAAGACGAATAAGTTTAGTTAAAAAGTAGTCTTATAAGTTTACTAAATAACCTGTATGAAATTTTTAAAAAAGAAAAAACTCAAAAAGATTGATAAGTTTCTGAAGCGTGGTAGAATTGATAAAATTGTCAACAAATGTTTGAAGGGAGATAGTAAATTATTTCTCGACAAGAACCAAATCGTTAAACAAAAACAAGTTACTGAGTTGAATTGGGACGGAGAATAATGGAAGTAGGTCTGTTAGGTTTACTTGCAGTATTCTTGTGTCCAATGGTATTTGGTGGTATCACTTTTTATTACTCTCATAAGACTACTGACTCAGTGACAAAAAATACTTGGGAATATTGGAGAATTGTAAATGGCAAAGACAATGAAAACTAGTGGAAAGGTAAGGAAAACTGCAAAGATGAGTTCGCATGGTTCATATCGTGCAAAACGCAAACCGAACTCACCTTTGGTATTGGCTAAGAAAAGAACTCAGGCAGCATCCCAGTTTGGTAAAGACCCTGCGTTTAGAGAGGCGGTTTATGGCATACTCCAAGAAAGTTCTTGACCACTACGAAAATCCTAGAAATGTAGGTAAATTTGATCCTGACGAAGATGATATTGGAACAGGAATGGTAGGAGCCCCAGCCTGTGGTGATGTCATGAGATTGCAAATAAAGGTAAATGATGACGGTGTTATCGAAGATGCAAAATTTAAAACTTATGGTTGTGGTAGTGCTATTGCTAGTAGTAGTTTACTTACTGAATGGGTCAAAGGAAAAAGTCTTGAAGACGCCGAGTGTATCCGTAATACAGAAATAGCGGAAGAACTCGCCCTTCCCCCAGTAAAAATTCACTGTTCAGTTCTTGCAGAAGATGCAATCAAGGCCGCAATAAAGGACTACAAGGAAAAACACTAATGTATCTCTGCATTTGTCACGCAGTTAAGGATGGAGATACTAGTAAGTATCACCTTATAGGTACTAAATGCGGTAAGTGTTTGGAAAAAGATCAAAAAAAACCATAGTTTCGTGAACGTGGTCGAGTGGTTAGGCAACGGATTGCAAATCCGTATTATGCAGGTTCGAATCCTGTCGTTCACTCCAAAAAAAATCAATTTTTTTCATCAAAAGGCTTGACATTTGTGATGAAAAGGGTTATATTATATATGTAAGTTAGTTATGAAAGAGTGTGAATGATAGCAAAGAAAGAAAAAACAATATTAGTTGACTGTGATGGTGTTCTCCTTGATTGGGAGTACGCCTTTGATTGTTGGATGACTCGCCACGGTTATGAAGCCGTCTGTGAAGGTGAGTATAAGATGAATCTAAAGTACGGTTTGACTAAAAAAGAAGCAAAGCGTCTTTGTCGAATGTTTAATGAAAGTGCTTGGATTCGAAAGTTGCCTCCTCTTCGGGACGCAATCAAATATGTGAAAAAACTTCATGAAGAACATGGATATATTTTCCATGCAATTACTAGTTTGAGTAACGACCAGTATGCACAACATCTACGGACTAAAAACCTTCGGGAATTGTTTGGAGATAGTGTCTTTGAACGGTATGTTTATTTGGATACTGGTGCAGACAAAGATGAAGCACTTCTAGAGTATGCTGGTACAGATTGTTTCTGGGTTGAAGATAAACCTGAGAACGCAGATGTTGGACTTCGGGTTGGATTGGAAAGTCTTCTGATTGCTCACGACCACAATATCGGATACAAAGGAAACGCTCTTCGGGTTCAGAACTGGAAAGAAATTTACGGTTTGATTACTGGTTAATTAAACAGCAATAGTACTACCTTGAGTAATATTTGACCAAGTTGGATTCCCAACTGTTTGTGCATGAGTTAATGTTGCATAAGTTTCCCACCTATTGACATCATAACTAGAACCCAAATTACCATTATAATACTGAAGATATATGGTCGGCGGAACTCTGTCTGGGCGGCCAGCCGAGAAAGTTCTTAGATTTAAAGAACCGCCACTAAAATCACTAAAATCTAAGGACGAAGACAAATAGAAAGCAATATAATCTCCAACCTGCCCATGCCAAGCTGACCTACTTCCATTAAACATCGCTCCTGGCCCGGCATCGATTTGACCAAGGTTAGTCCTTACATTTTGCGTAAATGGATTTGCATTAGGGCCAAAGATGCCGTATTCTCCTGACTGTAAAACTCCAGTATTGCGGTAAGTCATAGTCGCCGCCAGTCTTGTGCTGTTTGCGGTATATAATCCCCCAGCACTCTCAATATCCCACAAATTATTTGAATGGTTAGATAAACCATTAGCATAAAGTCTCCATAACTGTGCCGAAGTTGCAGCATTCATCAGAGAAACTTGAAAAATATCACTTGTACTATTACCAGAATTGTCATATCCTGTAGCGGTAACATTAAAACTACTTTCAGCAACATTGATATCTGATGTTGGAGTTATTGTGAGTGTGGAATACTGACTTACAAGATTTGATTGATTTAACTGAATAGTACATATGTTTTGATTTGGGTCTGATTCAGAAATTACCCAAGTCAAAAGAAGTCCTTCTGGGTCAGTCGCAGCTAATTGTATTGTTATTGCAGAATCACCAGTTGCAAAAGTTTGATCTGAAATTGGAGTAATTATTGCTGGTGATTGGTTTTGTACCATTGACACAGAATCCCAACCACTGCCATTAAAAACGAACAGTTTATTAATATCTGTGACTAATACCATGTCTCCATCTGTTGCGGT